AATTCTGCATTCGGCGATTAAAGCATTCTATCGTTTCAGCAATTGAAACAGCCTTAGGCTATCTTGGCCGCATCACGTCTGACGGCGAGAGGCCGATGAACATCGAATCGTTGAAGGAAGCGCTCGGAGACGAGAAGTTCGCCGCGCTCAAGGATTACGTCGACGACCTGACCGGCCAGCGCGATGCGGCGCGGAAAGAATCGATCGACGGGCGCAAGGGCTTGAAGGCCAAGCTCGACGCGGCCACAGCGCGCGTCTCGGAACTCGAAGACTGGGCCGGGATCGAAGGCGGCGCCAATGTGGCCGATCTGCCGCCGCCGAATGGCGCGGCTGATGCGGCCAAGCAGTTCGAGGCGAAGCTGAAGCGCGCCGAGCGCGAACGCGATGACGCCTTCAAGGCGCGCGACGAGGTGGCCGCGAAGTTCCGCAGCAACGCGCAGCGCGTGGCAATCGCCGAAGCACTGAACGCGCACGAATTCGCCGACCGAGACATCGCCGAGACGTTCATCAGCCGATTCGTCGAATGGAACGACGACGCGCTGGTGTTCAAGGGCGAAGACGGTCGGATTCTGAGTCTGAAGGACGGCGTCGCCTCGGTCGTGAAGACCAAGCCGGCGCTGTTGAAGTCGCAGGGCACGGGAGGTGCCGGTTTTCAGGGCTCCGGCGCGGGAGGCGGAGGGCCGCAAACGATGACGCGGGCCGAGTTCGAAGCGCTGCCACCGGCAAAGCGCGTCGAGCTGTCGAAGGCCGGACTTTCCCTCACCTAGGAGCTAGAACGTGGCCAATACCCTGACGAATCTGATTCCCCTGCTGCACCGCGCCGCCGATGTGGTGTCGCGCGAGTTGACCGGCATGATCCCGGCCGTGACGCTGAACGCGACGGCGGACATGGCGGCCAAGGATCAGACGATTTATTACCCGGTGTCGCCGGCATACTCGGCGGCAGACATCGCCGCCGCGGCCACCGGACCCGATCCGAGCGATAGCACGATCGGCAACGGTTCGATGTCGATCGGCAAGAGCCGTAGCGTTACGTTTCACTGGTCCGGCGAGGATCAGAAGTCGCTCGGCTCGCTGTACGAGACGATCCTGCAGGACCAGTTCGCGCAGGCCATGCGTACGCTGTCCAACGAGGTCGAGACGGACCTTTGCGCGCTGTACTACCTGGCCTCGCGCGCCTATGGCACCGCTGGCACTGCGCCGTTCGGCACCGCTGGCGACTACACGGACGCCTCAAACGTGCGCAAGATCCTCGTCGACAACGGCTCGCCGACATCCGACCTGCAACTCGTCGTCAACACGGCGGCCGGATCGAACCTGCGCGGCAAGCAGGGAGGCCGCGGAGTCGACCTTGAGGGCACTGCCGCCCTGCTGCGCCAGGGTGTGCTGCAGGACATCCACGGATTCCAGGTGCGCGAATCGGCGCAGATCAAGGACCACACGAAGGGCACGAATAGCGGCAGCACGACGAACAGCGCAGGCTATGCGGTCGGCGCGACGACGCTGACGCTTGCTTCCGCCGGCACCGGCACAATCGTGCAAGGCGACGTTATTGGGCTCGCGACGGAGAATTCCGGCCTGCTGTACGTGGTCAACACTGGTGACGCGGACGTATCAAACGGTGGCACAGTGGTGCTCAACGGCCCAGGCCTGCGCAAGGCAATCGCGACCGCCACCCGCGCGATCACGACGACTGCCAACTATGCGGCGAACATGGCGTTCTCTCGCTCGGCGATCCATGCGCTGATCCGTCAGCCGGCGATGCCAGCCGGCGGCGACGCGGCCGACGACGTAACCGCGGTCACTGATCCGCGCTCTGGCATCACCTTCCAAGTGGCCATGTACCGGCAGCGCCGGCGCGTGGCTTTCGAGGTCGGGCTTGCATGGGGCGTCAAGGCGGTCAAGTCCGATCACATGGCGCTGCTGCTGGGCTGATCAACGAAACAGTGATTTTCGGCGCTGCACCATCCAGCGCGGCGCCGGTTCGCTGAACCAGAACCAGGAGCGATAACCCATGCCTACCGCCGAAAACGCGAAGCTCGACTACGAAGCCGGGCAATCCGCGACCGCCATGTCGGCACTGACCGACAGCGGCGATCACACGACCTACACGAGCGCGGCCACGTTGTGGTCACGCCGCAGCGGCTACACGCCGGTGATCCGGCCGAACGGCCTGCTGACCGGCGGTGCCGTGAGCACGCATGCCAGCAACGACACCGTGACCGTCGCGGCCATGACGTTGAACCTGAACGGCGTCGTGACCACCGTCAACGCGGGCACGGCGACGATCACGCGCGGCGTATCGACCGACACACACAACATCACGTCGATCACGATCAACAGCAGCGGAGTCATCACTGCCGTCGCCGGCACGGATCACACGGCGTTTTCCGAGACGCGCGGCGCCACGGGCGGTCCGCCGCTGATCCCCACGACCAGCGTCGAGATCGCACAGGTGCGAACGACGACCACGAGCGCGGCTGCGGTCGCCACGAGCGAGATTTTCCAGGTCGTCGGCCTGCACACGGAGCGAGCAGACTACCCGCTATACGAGGTGGACTACTCCAGCGGATCGATCACGTTCTACGACGACCTCCCGCTGATCCACACCGGGCCTGTGCCGAAGGCTGTGCTCGCGAGCTACTCGGCGCCGATCTTCGCTGAGGTGCCGCTTGCGTCCGATTTCGTGCCGCCGGAGACTACTCACAGCGTGACATCGACGCAGGTCTACAACGCGACGATCGGCAGCACGTCGTCGACGCTGAACCAGGGCAGCTTCACGGCCTACCTTCAGAACGGCGTCAGCGACCCGATGGTCACGCTGAAGAACGAGAACCTCTGGTTCCGCTTCTACCCGGATCGATACCAGTCGTCCTACATGCTGTGCCAGGGCAAGCTCGGCATCGCGCGCACGTTCCCTGCCGGCGATTCGATCCAGGCGGCATGCACGATCTCCGCTGACGAGGCAGTGACCGAGGTGAGCTGATGCCGTTCAACGTCGAGCTGTTCGAGCGCTCGCAGTTTCAGCCTCGCACGGCGCGGGTTCCGGTACCGGACCTCGCGCCGTTTTTCGCTGAGGGAGAGCCGCGCGAGTGGGAGGTGCGAAATCTCACCGGCGCAGAACTGTTCCGCGCCAACGACGCCGCCGAACGGCAGAAAGGCGTTGGCTCGATCGTCGATGCGATCGGCGTCGGCCAGGAGTCCGTCGAGGCGATCCGCAAGGCACTGGGCATCGGCAAGGGCACGCCGCCGGAGCTAGCGAAGCGGCTCGAAATGCTGGTCGCCGGCAGCGTTTCGCCGAAGATCGAACTCGCGGTCGCCGTGAAACTCGCCGAACACTACCCGGTTGAGTTCGCCATGCTGACCCGCGAGATCACGAACCTGACCGGCATGGGCGCCGAACTGGTAAAGCCCGTCGCCGCCTCGCACGAGACGGTGGCCTAGTGGCGTCGCTCGACATGCTGCACATGCGGGGCGGCTACCTGTACGAGCATCGGCCAGACGTGATCCCGCAAGGGTTCGTGACCGACGAAGAACTGAGTCTCTGGGCGGCGTACTACGAACTGCGCGCGGCGCGGACGGACAGGCGAAAGTAGGGGCGGCACGATGGCTGACGCGCAGAAGACCGTAGCAATCATCTTCGAGGGCGACACATCCTCGGCCGAGGCGCAGACAGAAAAACTGAATCAGGCGCTGCGGCGCATTGAGGGAGCCGCGTTCTCGATTGAGAACGCGCCCGACCCGATCAAGGGCATCGGCACCGACGCAGAGGCGGCAACGCCGAAAGTCGAGGAAATGAACAAGTCGCTGGAAGCGACCAGCAAGACCGAGGGGTCGCTCCTGAGCGTCGGCAACGCGCTGAAAGCACTTGCTGCCTCTCTGGTCGTCCGAGACTGGGTCGACGCAAACGCGAATGCCGAGCAATTCCTGCGGACGATGCAGCTTGTCACTGGCGATTCGCAGGCCGCTGCGCGCGAGCTGGAGTACGTGCGCGAGACATCGAATCGGCTTGGCCTCGAGGTTCGGTCTGCGTCCGATTCGTTCGCGCGGCTGGCCGCGGCGACCAAAGGGACCGCGCTTGAAGGCGACGGCGCCCGCGTGATCTTCGAGGCCGTCGCCGGCACGCTGGCGGCGCTCGGCCGCAGCAGCTCGGACACCGAGCGCGCGCTTGTCCAGGTCGCGCAAGGCGTCAGCAAGGGCAAGTTCGAGCTCGAAGACCTCAAGTCGATCGCTGAGGTGATGCCCGGGTTTTTCGACCAGTTCGCCGCGTCGTTGAACAAGACGACGCCGGAACTGTTCGATCTGATTGGCCAGGGAAAGATCGGAACGAAAGAGTTTCTCGCTTTCGCCAACGTGCTGAACGAGAACCTCGGGTCAGCGAAGTTCGACGGCTATCAGCAGAATCTGAACCGGCTGAAGAACGCGCTGACCGAGGCGTTCGTCATCCTCGGCGATGCTGGAGCGTGGGATGTGTTCGTCTCCGCCATCAAGACGGCTACGGCGTCGGTGATCGGCGCGATCGGTTTCATTCGTCTGCTCGGCGAGACCTGGGGCAACGTCGCCTACACACTCACGAGCGGCGATATCGCAGGGTTCGGCGCGCGGTTCGAGGAGTCGATGGCGAAGGCTGCCGCATCGATGCGCCCGGCGAGCGATGCGCTGCTGGGAATCGAGGACGGCGCGAATAAGGCCGGGTTCAGCGCCGCGGAAGCGGGAAAGAAGATCGCCGACGGCATGGCGCAGGCGAAGTTCTCGGCCGACGAATTCCTGAAGACGTTCGACAACATCGTCCGCACGACGACTTCGCAGACCGACTTGGCGAAGGCGACGACCGATCTGGTGATCGCGTTCTCGAAGGGTGACATCGAGGCCGGCGCGTTCTACACGCGACTTGATGACGTCCAGAAAAAGCAGCTTGAACTTGACAAAGCGCTTGGCGGCGCGACGACCGCGCTGTTCGGCCAGCAAGAGCAGATGAAGAAGAACGCCGCCGAGACGGACAAGGCGCGCGCGGCGGCCGAGAAGTTCCAACTGGAGATGGAAAAGCTCGCCTCGAACGAGCGAATCAAGCTGATCGAGGCGGCCGTCAAGATCAACGTCGCGCAGATCGAAGCAGACTCTAAGGTCGCCGTCGCCGCGTTCGACTCGATCAACAAGAGCGTCGAAAGCACCGGCGAGACGCTGAGTGACCTTTTCGGCATTCTCGCTGGCGGAACTAAAGACTGGGAAACGTGGCGACGACTGACCGAGGCAATCGAACTTGAGCAGAAGCGCCGCACAGAAGCGCTGGAGATGCAGAACAAGCTCTTGCAAGCACAGATCGATCTTGCGAACGCTAGAGCGGCGTCGATTCAACAGGGCGGCGCGCTGATCACGATCGACGGCGCCGGATTGCAGCCGCATCTTGAAGCGTTCATGTGGGAGATCCTGCGGACGATCCAAGTGCGCGTGAACTCTGACGGACTTGAAATGCTGATGGGGCTGTGATGCAGATCGCCCTCTGCGCGCGGGCATTCGATTTCGCTGGCGCGCTGCTCGTCGACGTTCCGACGCCGGAATTCGGCGACATGCGCCGGCGCGGCAACAGGATCGCCACGCTCGACGGCGGCGCCGTCGTCAACGACTTCGGCTACTCGCCTGCCGACCGCATCTTCACTTTGCGCTGGCGCATCAACGAGGACGAGGAAGCGACGGTTCGCCGGTTGATCGCGTTGCACGATCGGTTGAGCGTGTCGACACCGGAGGGACTATTCGAGTGCATCGTATTTTCGTTCACCGCCGATGCCGGCGTGGCGGTCCTCGTGTTGCACACGACTGAGATCCTCTCGGAGTGACACCATGCCGGTACCGACCACTGCGACATATGCCGTTGCGGCGCTTGAAGCGGCGCACCAGTCGCTCGTCGATCTGATCGACACAGACTCGCCTGGCAGCCTGACGTTGTTCGACGCGGACGATGTCGAGATCGCGAGCTTCGAGTTCGACGTGCCATGCGGCACGGTCAGCCCAACGACGGGCACGCTGACCTTCGCGATGGTTGAAACGTCGGCCGTCGTCGCGACTGCCGCAACGGTGGCCTATGGCGCCATCGCAGACGAAGCGGGCACCGCCTACCTGTCGCTGCCGGCTGCGGTCGGCACAGCGGCGGCCAGCGGCTACGTCGTCCTGAACGCACTTGAGGTGGCCGAGGGCGGAACGCTGACCGTGATGAGCGTCAGCGTCGGGTAGGCGCAGCGCCATGTCAGACCCGGCCATCGAGAACGTCGTCCTGCTATGTCACTGGGATGGCACTGACGGCAGCTCGACGTTCACCGATTCGTCGCCGCTCGCGCAGACGCTAACGTCAGTCGGCAGCGCCGTCCTCGACACCGATCAAGCGAAGTTCGGCACCGCGTCGCTATACCCGCCGAAGTTCGGGTACGTGACGGCCAGCAGCGGATCGCAGTGGTCGTTCGGAACCGGTGACTTCACGATCGAACTGTGGGTGCGCTGGCCGAATACCTCGTGGCAGTGGAGCTATCTGGAGTTCTTCTGGGTCGGCGGCGGGTCTGGACTGCGCTTTTCGTGGGAGGACTACAACGTCGAGGACTACCGGCTGATGGTCAAGATCGGCGGCAGCGAAGTGCTCCTGCCAGCATGGACGCCGACGGCCGATACATGGCACCACATCGTCCTGCAGCGCACCGGGACGACGCTGGAGGTCTGCGCAGACGGAGTGTCGATCGGGACGACGACGAACTCGACGAACATGACGTACACGGCCGCGCCGCAACTCTGCAAGAACCTTCACGATAGCGGTTACACGTACCTTGCATGGTTCGACGAGATGCGGGTCACGAAGGGCGAGGCGAACTACGTCGCGCCGTTCACGCCGCCGACTGCGCCGTTTCCCGAGGGCGAGCCGCCGCCTGAGTACGACATCTACTCGGCGGCGCCGTCACCGCTCGGCGCACCAGCGATCGTCGTCCGCAACGACATCAGCGGTTTCCTCGACGGGCTGCGCTACTTCGACCTGTACTTGCTGGATGTCGTCACGCCGACCGGCACCGTGCGCGTGCCAATGTCTTCGTGGCAGGCGACGCTGCAATCGTCGCTGTCGAACTTCCTTCAGGCTGTCGTTCCGGCCGTCGACGCCTACGCCGAGGCTGTCAGCGCGGCGACATCGATCGTGATCACGCGGCGCGCCGTGGCGCCGGATGGAACGGTGCTACTCGACTCCGAGCTGATGCGCGGGCCAATCAACACGGTGCGCTTCGATCGCGGGCCATACCGGCACACAGCAACCATGTCCGGGTACTGGGATGGGTTCGCTGCGGACACTGATCCGCCCGAGACGTTCGATCGCGCGCTCGTCGGCGTGCGATCCCGATCGTCGACCGAGAGCGGCCGGCGCGTCAGGTGCGCGATCGACTGGCTATTGCGGCCATCGCAGCGCGCGTTTGATGGCGAGACGCAACTACTCGTGCGGTTGATCAACTACTACGCCTCGACCAGTGACGCCTACATGGACGTGAGCGAGTGACCGATGGGGCAGGCGACGATCACAGGCGGAGGGAGCGGCGGCCTGTATTCGATCGCTATCGATACCGGGTCGGCGCGGATTGCCGCGAGACTCGCGCAGATCGATGCGGCGCTTGCGGCGATCGCTGCCGACCTCGTGGTCGCGCTCGCCGCCTATGAGGCCGAGCAGGATCTAGCCGAGCCGTTGCAGACCGCGCTGTCCGTGGCGATCGACGCCTACACCGCAGCATTGCAAGCATCGGCGCCGGACGAGGTGTTGAAGCCGCTTGAAACGGCGATGAACACGGCGACCGAGCAGTATGCGAAAGCCAGCGCTGCGGTCAAGGCGAGCAAGGCGGCATACGATGCTCTGCTGCGAGAGCAGACCATTCTGACGCGCACGCGCACCGACCTTGCCAGCGTCTCGACGGCGTTCGCGCAGAACGCCTGGTGCGCTGACCTGACCGAGGACGGCTCCGGCGTTGTGGCGACGCTGGAGATCCCCGGCGAGCGCAGCCTCGGCGGGTACATCCTCGTTGCTCCCGGATGTCCAGAGCCGTCCGCAGATAACGGCGCGCTGTTGACGCGGCCGGCGATGACCGGGCCGCAGGCGTACTTCAACGCGGCAGTGCTGCCTGGATGGCAGCGGTGGATGCCGACGTACCGCGCGGGCATCGCGGGCGCGATCGACTACGGCGCCAACACGATGGATGTTGCGCTGTACGACATCCGGTCATCAGCGCAGCAGTTGAGCATCAACGCTGCGTCGTCGCTATCCGCCGTGCCGGTGTCCTACATGGACTGCCACGCCTCGGCGTTCCTGACCGGAGACGATGTCGTCGTCATGTTTCCGGGCCAGACCTGGGATGACCCGCAGGTGATCGGCTTTTTGCACGATCCGCGCGGGTGCGGCTGCGCCGTGGGGGTCGAGATGTACGCGGACTTCGACGAAAACGTCGGCGAGGTGATCGAGGGCCAGATCACGCCGATCGACCAGTCCCCCAATTGGTCGTGGTATCCGTACTACGAATTCGGCTCCAGCGTTCCGATGGCGAAGAACGAAAGCGGCCTGCTGAAATACGGCGGAATGGAGATGAGCGCCGCGCCGTACCACGTCGGCACGTATGAAGACTACGCGCCGACGGTCAATGGGTGGCTTGAATATTGCGCGAAAAGCGGCGGCGTGTACTGGACGCGCTTCGAGTGCCGCGTGAACTTTCAGCCGCTGTACGTCTACTCCGGAGGTTCGCAGGTCGATGACGGCGCCGCGATGAGTATCCGCGTGCGATCTGTCGTGCTATTCAACGGTGCGCTGCTGTATGCGCCAGAGCACACGCTGACGTTTTCTGAAAGCGTTCAATCAACGTGGCAGTACTCGGTTTATGAGGGCTCGCCGACGTTCAAGTCTGTCAACATCGATTGCCTGACGCGCGGGACGCACACGATTCGGATCGACGTTGTGCCGTTTGAAATGAAGCTGTACGTCGACGGCGGCCTTGTTGCCACGGTCAGCGACTACGCCGGCAAGCAATGCGGCATCATGATCTTTATTCAGGTGCCGACGACGACGGTCGTCGGGTCGGACGGCAATTTATCCACGATCGATTACTGCTACCTCGAGCAAATATGACCACCCCCACCATTCGCGAGATCAAGCGGTACTTCGAGATGTACCCGGAGCGCCACCAGGCGTTCAAGCGCCGGTCCGACGGCCTCGGCCCGCGCAAGTGGGTCGAGCGCGACGTTCGCGAGTGGGCGACGCCGCACGGCCGCGAGGTCTGGCGCGAGCCGCAGCCCGCCCGCCTGTGGCACTGGATGCGCGAGGTCCGCATCACCGACGACTGGCGCCTGCTCTCGCGCATGTCGCCCGAGTACCAGCCGCCTCCGCCGCCGCCGGCTCCGCCGGCTCCGCCACCGCCTCCTGAGGTGGTCCCGCCGAGCCAGATCGCCGCGCAAATCATCCACGGCAACCCGTACCTCATCCCGTGCTGGAACCGCTGGAGCACGACGGACATGGCCGGCGCGCACGCCGTGTTCCCCAACCTCATCGAGTTCGCGCTCGCCAACCCAGCGTGGCGCCCCGGCGAGCCGATCCTCGACGCGGCCGGACGCCCGGTCGCGGTCAGCGTCAACGTCGATCTGGACATCAGGCCATGACCCCCGCATCCGACTGGCGCAAGAACGACCCGCTGACCGAGCTGCACGCCGGCCTGGCGCGGATAGA